CGTGACATACGATATACCAATTCTAAAGGCAAAGCATTAACTTTATATTATGATGGACCATCCCAATGTGAACGTCATCTTCTAACCAAACTTCCACAGTGTGTACATGAAAAGTGGCATCGTCGTACAGTAACCAACGCAAGTACCACACAAATTGTATCACAGTAAAATAATCATATACATATAAAAACGAAATGTAATTGTACAGTATAACCATTACACTTCGTACTTTTATCTCACACACCACACCACACCACACAAACCAGACATATCATCGTATGCTCTTTCGCAGCAACGGGTATTCCGTACAGAAACCGATTATACAATCAATTCGTAGTTCAACTTCGTTCATTCCGCCGAAATTCCCTTCGGTTGGAGAATCTGTAGAAATGTCAAATGTGAACCCGAATAGTAATTCTATATATCAACAATCTAATTGGAAACTAGGAAGTGGATTTGATACGCGTTGTTCTCGTGACTTTGATTTGGATGCATACCAAGGTCATCATTGTTCTGTACATGATATACATTATTATTACATGCTACATAACATATTACTGGAATTATCAAGTTCTCTTATCAATACTTCGAATAAGGCAATGTTATCGAATCAAGTATTAGATGCATTTGGGAAATCATCAGATAGTGTCAGAGGAATGCGTATTACGGCAGGTGGGTTGTTGGATGATTTCCCCGAATTTTTATGATGCATTTCCAATATATGTACGTACATCAAGGGTATTGTATGCGTGTATAATATGTTCTATGCGGGTTGATTCTATCTGTATTTCGGCGAGTTTTTCTCTCAACTGTATGATTACAGTATTCATATCATATCTTAATAAATGAAAATGGATTGATACTCTTTTTTCGTTTATTATTTTGTTTTATGGGTTTACAGTTTTCCCATTATTATGTTTACTTCTTCTTTTTATTTTTGGATTTGGATTTTTTGGATGATGGTTGTGGTGTTTGTACAGTAGAAGAGCCAGTTCCTTCGATATCTGCAACTAATAGGTCCAATTCGGCTTGTGTGGTTTGTTCGGTAATAGGTCGGATGGATGACCTTTCTTGGTTTTCTCCAGTAAGAGACCTGTACACAAGACGGTTCGGGTCACTTCCATGTTGTTCCAAGACATAATTTTGGTTTTGGTTTTGACGCGCAATGGCATCTTGTTCTTTCTTTCGTGCTAATTTGGCGCGAATACGGTCTTTGGTAGATTGCATTTTCACCATACGGTCAATTGCGTTGGTATCTACCCGTGTGTTTTTACCGAACATACCTGCCATTTGTTCCATACCGGCTCCGCCGCCCATGGTTTGCGCCATATTTTTAAACATTTCTTTCATTTCTTTCGAATTACCGCCCATATCTTTCATCTTTTTCAGCATTTCCCCGGCTTCTTTCATGATTTCGTCTTGAGACAAATCGCCGCTTTGCATTTTATCTTGAAATCGGGTTTGAATTTTCTTTACAATATTCATGAACTTATCAGGATGTCTCATCAATTTCTTGAACACATCTTGTGGGTTTGCATCTGAACTCATATTCTCTGGATTGAATCCCAATGTTTCTTCTAGGTCTTGTGTCAATTCTTCCATTAATTCACTTGCGAGAGAACCCAATTTGCCACCAAATAGTCCTTTCAAATGGTCATGTATGTTATCCGCATTTGGCATATCTTCTGTAGAGAAACCACCTGGTGTATTATTACTTGGTTCTCCGTTGGATTGTGTGTTGGGTTCTTGTGTACTAGGTTCTTGTGTATCTTGCGTATCACCAAATATCTTTTCGAATGCTTGATTCATGTTTTCCTGCATATGTTTCATGGCTTCTTCATCTGGCATGTTTCCAGACATATCAAAATCAAGACCCATTTCTTTTGACGCTTCTGCCAGTTTTTCAGTAAAAGAATTCAATTCAGTTTCCATATTTCTTTTACAGGAATCAGATTCACTCTTCATTTGTTCATCCATTTTCTGGAAATAGTCACTAATGCCGGTCATAGCATTCGCCAATTTTTCCTGTAAATCTTCGTCTTTGATGCCTTGGAATAAATTCGCAGATGCACCAAATTGTTCGCTATCTTTGATATCACCAATGACTGAAAAGAGAATCAACTGTAAATACTTCCAAATAGATGTTTGTGTATTTTTACTAACACCTTGGCTATTGTACAGTCGACCGAAATCGACTTTAGGTAAGAAATGTACGTTGGCTTGTGCAGTAGGGTCTGTAAAAATATCATCATTTTGATATAAAATATCAAAAAACCGTTCGGGATATACATCGAGACAGTAATTGTACAGTTCAAGCCATTCGAGTTCAGTAGTAGAAGTATGATTGTATTTGGACCATAAAGATGAAAATTCGGGGAATGTCGTTGTTAGTGCAATGGCAAAGTCGGCAATTAAGGATGGGAATTTCTCGGGGTATGTAATGTCATCTTCTGCAGGTGTTTTGTGATTTGTTGATGGTTCCATGTTATATACGTGTTTTTACAGTATATCGTGCACAATAAGTACACAAATCACAAAACTTTCTTTTATACTATTCTTTTCCATTAAAATAATTCGCTCAAAACCATTGTTTTATTTCTAAATGTTTATGGTCACGGTCAGTCGGTTGGGGTCTCGCCATTGGCATGGCGAGAGAGCTTTGGTCTTGACAATATTTTAGGTACCCAATGGCTTCGTTGTATACATTCTGTACAGCATAATCCAGTACAATTTCATTTAGGCGTTCTACTTGTTGGGTAATTGTCAAATGTTCCTTGAATTGTCCATACTGTAAAAAAATACTACGCATGATGACTTTAAGATTGTCAAGGTTTTGTGGTGGAATGACTAATTTCTGGTCACCGGACATATGATATACCCCTGCGCGTAATCCGTTTTGCAGAATCTGGATATTTCCTTCTGAAAAATAGACTTGTGAGAGAACATTGTTTTCTAGAATACCTTCTAATGGTTGGCGATATTCAGTTGCACGATTACGTGTGGCGATTTTCTCTGCCATTTGAAATCGAACATTTGGATCGGAATCATCTAAAATATTAATCCGACCATTATATCTCTCATTATTCAAAATGGTTTCTACAGATGGCTCTGCTTTGGATGACCATGTACTACCAGTGGCGGATTGTCTCGAAGAAGATATTGACGCCATTTTTTACTGTATATGTATAACACTCTAAAGTACTGTTTTTTATAGTGTTTATTTAGAAATAAAAAACAGAGATTTATCTGTACAATATATATACAATAGAATACATTACATTCGAATCATTATGGACCCATTTTACAAAACCGTAGTAATTGTTGCCATTGTCATGCTTATTTTAGCATTTGTTGGATTAGGCGTAATCATGCAAGAACAAGATGGAAATACCGAATATCCCCCACAACAGAATTCTTGCCCTGATCATTGGAGTTCTACAGGCGATAAATGCAAAATTAATACAGACAGCGGCGGTATAGGATTAAATGTTGGTAACTTCAATCCGACAAATGGCGAGGATGACGTCTACATGACGTATAGTGAGGATAGTAGTAGTGGTGACAAACTAGTGACTTTCAAATCATCATTATTAGTGTGTGATAAGAAGAAGTGGGCAAACAAGTATAATATTGTATGGGATGGTGTATCAAATTACAATCAATGTTAAACCCTCGAAGATACAAAATGGGACATTTTCAATCATCGCATTAGTGTATATTTATATTTGTTCATCTTCGTGGTCGTCATCATCGGAACCCCAATCAAGTGAATCCTGGTTAGATGCATCATTACTTTTTACAGTAAAAGAATCATCATTCGTATCATTATCCCCATCCTTATAAAAATCCGGTCCTAGTTCATCTACGGTAGCATTTGCAGTTGGCTTTTGTTTATTATTCGATTTCTGTGTATCCTTGTTATTTGTCTTTTTCTTTTTATCTTTTGAATCTTGTTCTGGGGTGTCATAATTGGTTGTTCCAAAATGTTCTATATACGGTTTTCCTTCCAAAAGCGTATCTAGTGTGATTGGTATTCGTTCACATTTGTGTAATCGGAATACTTGATTGGCGGTATCTTCTTCTGTAAAGATATTGACATGTTTCTCTCGTTGAATGAATTCGGATAATGGACGGATTTCTTCATGTTGGATACGGACAATTTCTTCGGTTGGATGTGCATATTCGCCAGTATGGCTATTTAGGATGGTTTTGATTTGTTCGATTTTTTCTTGAATTTCGGTTTGTTTCTGTAGAATAAGTGTTGTGGTTTGTTCATTGTAAAAAAGGTGGTCATGAGTTGCTAAAAAGGTTTTCAGATGGGAACTATATAATTCGTATAATTTCATGCGTTTATCGAAATTGGCTTTTGCCATGGAATCCTGTAAATAACGAAAGAGAGAATCCATTTTACCTTCGATAAACAATTGTTTCAAATCTTCTAAATATTCTAAATATTCGTAAATCATGTTCTCTCGATTTGCATAGAAACCCCGATGTATAATAATTTTCCAATCACAAGCGGGTTCGTTTGCGCAATATGCCGTATATTTGTTGTCTGATATTTCAAATGTCATGCCTTTTTTCCCGCCACAACCTCGGCAAGTCGGATTTTCGCGTATTCTGCGTAGTCGTTTGCCTAAACGGTCATGTAAGATAATTTTCGGATTTTTCTTCTTCATATACATGCCATTTAGTAAGGATTCGTTGGCTTTTCGTTGGGATTTCCGTAAACGTTGTTCGTAATCATGTTTGTACGAGAAAAAGGTCCGTACACGTTCATTGTATTCTTCATCATTGACTACATAATCGAAATCGACACGTTCGCCTTTATAGTTACTGGATTCGGATTGTGTATCTTTACTGATCATATGACGGTAATCTCCGTAAATAACTGTTTCGGGGACATTTGATAATTGCAAATCTGGATTTTGGCTGCAATATAATTCTCTCAATTTTCGTGTACTGGAAAAATCTAATTTCTTTAGACGATTGTATTCGCAATGCAATATTTGGAGAGATTCTGGCAAAATTCCAGCGGAATCTTCTAATTCGGATAATTGATTGTATGCAACATCTAATGAGACAAGTCGGTCACAATCGCCAATCGCGATAAATGTCAATTGGTTATGATTCGCTTGTATGATTTCTAAAGTATCTGGTAATGCATCAATATGAGACAATTTATTATGAGAAATATGAAGAACTTCGATCCCTTGTGGGATATTATCAATGGCGGTTATTTCACCTGGAGAGAAAAAAAGAGCTTTTATGTGTCCAAATCCATGGTCATTCAGTACAGATAAATCGACAATACCACGCATACGAGGAAGTTTTAATTCAGTCACTCGTTTATTTTGTGTTTTCAACCATTTTCCTAAAAACTCTGTTGCATCTGCGTCGTCGGTGTCATTCGTATCATCGTAACTATTATACGCAGTTTTTTGTACAGGATTTGATTTCGTTTGTACTGTAACAGATGATTGTTGGGATTTATGTTTAGGTTTAGGTTTTGGGGTTGGTTCTTCTAAATCGGAGAGACGAATATCTATTTCTTCCATTTTCTGGATGTATCTATAACCGTGTATATGCGCGATGGTATAGTATAGATACATACTTTCTATGTCTGTAAAAAACATGGTGTTGGGTGATTGATGATGGGCGATGGTGACGGTGTGATGGTGTGTCATGTCATGTCATGTCATGTCATGTCATGTCATGTCATGTGGCAGATTTGTCTAGGGAATACATATGGAAGCGTGTTAGTGTAGTTTGGAAATTGCAAATATGTTGTAAGATGACGAATGCATGTAGAGCCATGTTGTCTCGTAATGGTGGATAATATTGAGTTAGTGGAGGTATTTCTTTACGTAATATAATTTGGTCAATTACATAATCAGATTCATGATTTTGTATGAGTTTTTGGTAATAATGCTGTATAGTAATAAAAGTGGAAGTGGAAGTGGAAGTAGGGTTGTCATGTGGGATACGATTGAGGTTGACACACCAGTCGTTTATGGTGATTTGTGTGATGGATGTCTGTACAGATTCAGTGGTATTTGGATATTGTTTGGTATAGAACATATCTAAAGTAAGTGTGATTGTATCTGAAGGTAAATATTCGGAAATGTATCGTTGAATGTCGCATGGTAAGCATTGGATAGGATAATGGGTAATAATAGGAATGGGTGATTGGTAAGTGATTGTGTACTGTAAGTGAGAGTTAGAATTATTAAGTATTTGTAAATTGATTCGTATTTGGTCCCATGGGATGTAGGGTGTGCAAATTGGCTGATATATAGGAGTATGTTTGCCATAGTAGCGTGATTCTAATTGTTGTAGATGGTCTACGGCGCCGTCAGTGAATTCGGTCATGTATTGTAAAGTATAGTAATTTGATAGATATCGTGACTGCGATAACATGGTGGGTAAATCGAGTTAATTAAAATCTGGTATTTTTTTACAGGATGTATCTGGGGTGATATTTGTATTCCTATTTGTAAATCAATTTTCGGGAAGAATCATTTATACAGGTATACGGGTGGAATATGTCAAGGGAATATCGCTGGTGACGCTATTGGGCATAGGCATTTGGGTAATACTTTCTCGGCTCATGAAAGTATTTTTTTGATATTCTAAAGCTCGTATTTTTTCTAAAATGAGTTGTTGGTCTAAAATGGCTTGTCGTTCTTTTTCTGCGGGGGTTTTCTTTTGGGTTCTGCAGAAGTATAGAACAATCGCGGTAACAATGATAAAAACGGTAACAATTACAATATTAAATACCCATGAGTACATGCGTTGGCGATTTGCATGGCATGATTGTAATGTTTGGTGTAGATAGTAACCGGTATTGCGTTCAATAAGTCGTGGGATACTGGTGCTTACGTCGGCGAAGCGTTGGAAGTTCATGTTCATGTTCATGTTCATGTTCATGATTATGATGATGAGAGGATGATATGTTTACGGTGGTTCTATATGTATTCCAGTAAAAATATCATGGATGTTATGTCGTACTGAGGAGGTACAAGATAAAGGTATATGAGAGAATTGCCATAATGATAGCGACTACCCAAATAGGAATTACCGTTTTATGTTTATAGCCGATACCGAATTGTCTAAATCCTCCGTTCTGTAGATACGATATTCCAGGTTTCGCGAAATGAAATCCAGTAAATAATATCAGAAAGAGTAGAATGGATAATTGGACTTTGTATACTCGTAGTACTTTTCGGGGTATTAATGGTGGCATTCTGTACAATCTATATGATGAGAGTAGATAGTTTTATCGATAATTTATGTGTATGATATAAAATGGAAGATAATTTATGTCATACGTTTTATATGGCGTGATTAAAAAAACTTGATATTTGGGTTTACAGTGTTGGGTAGTTTATGTCCAAAGAGTATCATATAAATGAGAACTAGGGCACCCAAGAAAAGGCTTCTATCTTCGGCAACACGTTTGGATTGTTTCAATAGGAAAACCATGATAATGTAAAGGATTATAGTAATAATAACTGCGTGCAGAAGCATCATAAGACCACCTTCTTGCATGTTTGAGAGAAATGAAATGAAATGTATATAGTACGGTGTAAGTTGAAATCAAGGAATCAATATATGATAGATACAGAAAATGATGGATACCGAGAAAAATGCCTAAATGCGAATAGAAATCAGGAGTATGTGTATGGGTGTATATGGGTGTGTTTATGATTGATAGAAAGCAGCAATATCGGCGGCGTCATCATCTTCGCCACGGGGTCCTTGTGGTATGATGCCGAACATGTCATCATCGTCATCACCGTAATCTAATGATGCATAGAATGGGTCATAATCAGGATGGTTCTCTGGGAGTTCGTTTGGCATAATTCCAGTAGAAGATGTGTCTGGTACGGTATCATCCATGAACAATTCTTCGGAGGTTTGTAGAGTTTCACCTTCCATAAGTTCTCTCGTGATGGCTTCTGGGTCGGAAGTGGTAGGTTCTCCTGCATCTGTAAAGACGTCGGGGAGTGTTTTGCCATATGTGGCTAAATCTTTGATATTAATATTGTATTTTCCTAAACGCATGCGTTTCAGAAGCATTTCTGCGCGAAGATGTTCAGGACCTTTTTGTTGTAATCGTAAGAAATGTTTCTTTACTTTATTCTTTTCGATTTCACCGGCACGGTCGACGATGGAGAGAACATGATCATAAGAACTGTAAAGAATCGCTCTGTCTGGACCAGCGGCATATTGTAAATAGTGTTTTAAGAGATTGGCAACTTCGGTTTGTAATTTACGTCGTGATTCGTAAAGGAGGTCTTCGTGCATATCTTGTATTTCGTTATCTAGGTCTAAATCATCATTATCGGGATATGCATTTATACCGAGGGATTTGTCAAATTCGGCTTGGCGTTGTTTTGAGAGAGCCATGGTTTGTTGTATGATGTATGTATTTTGAGACAAATCGACATATGTTTTGAAAATCAGTAAAGTGAAGAACAAGTATATTCTGGATTGAATGCTTTTGTGTTCATCGTCATTTGGTACAATATTGGACAAGTATGGTAGAATGCGCATAATAGGTTCTAGTTTTTCATGTACAGTAGATAATACATTGGATAGAATATGATTATAATGGTCATCGGTGTCTTGTGTTTGGTCGAAGTTGCCGTAGCACCATTGTAGGAATTTGGTGTATTCGGTAGTATCGGAGCCGACAAGGTCGGATGGTGCGGAATGGATAGATGGGTCGCTGTAATTACGATAAGATGTGCCAATGCGTAAAGGGAACATGATGCCATAATGGCGTAGTAAAGAAATCATGTGATGTTGTATGGTGGTGGGGGATAGGTGTTGATTATCGAAGTAAGCTTGCATGAATTGTTGTATGATGGTGGTGATTTGTCTCGCATTGGTATTTTGAAGGTGGTCACGAAAGAAGAATTCGAGTTCTTTTTTCCAATTGGTGATATGGATGTACAGGCGGTTGTTGAGATGGGTTTCATTTTCAGAAGTGGATTTTTGGGAATTATTGGAGTCATCTGTGTTTTCTTTATCATGATCGGATTCGGTATCATTGGGTTCATTAGGTTCATTGGTTTCGTGGCTGGTTTGGGTGAAGATATCATCGGAATCTAATAATTGAGAGAAGGCGTCGATGACGTCATCGATGGTGAATAGAAGTGTGGTATTTCCGGTATTCATATTCTCTCGGAATTGTTCTAATTCGCTGATGAAAAGGGATTTCCAATGGATTTCGATAGGAGGGTTAATAAGAATGGTATTTCTACGGTTTATGGTAGTCATCATATGAGAGAATTTGGTGGGGGTGACGGATTTGCCTAATTCGGTCATCATATCGATTTTTTGTTCGAGGGATGCATGTGGGTCGTATTCATTGGGGCGTTCTGTACAGACATCTCTCAAGTCTTCTGGTAGAACGTATGTTTCGGAGTCATATTTACAGTAATGGAAATAGATTTTATACATCATATCTTTATCCATGGTATTATAGTATTGATTATGAGAGAGAGATGTTGTTTTTTTGGCTAAATCGGAATCGGATTCGGATTCGGATTGGGAGTTTTTTTGTGTAGTGGAACGTAGAAAGGAGGTTTTGATGTCATATTTGAATTTCCGTAGGAGTCGCGAAGCGACGGATGTGCTTTTAATGTAAGTGGCAATATTGTCGTCTTCTCTCGCAAAGTATTGTAGAGTGGTTATTTTTTCAGTAGAATCATTGCAACATGCATTTTGTTGAAAGGGAATTTGAGAGAAGGTATTGAGTAATGTTTCTTTTTTCTGTAAGATATTTTCTAATAATTCGATGATTCCGTATGCGAATAATTCGACTTTACTGGTGTATACGCTTAATGCACCCCATTGGGATTCATTGCCGCGTTTAAATTCTTCTTCTAGATTTTTATGGAAATCGGGACTAATGAAGGAGAGTGGTTTTCCGTCAATGACGTTCACGCTTTGGGTTGGGGGCGCGAAGCGCTCCCAACGGACACGTGTTGTTAATTCGGTAGGGATATCATGTTGTGTCTCGTGTTCTTTTGCATAATCGTTTTTTTCGGTAATGAGAGTCTGTACATATTCTAATGGCATGAGATATTTTTCGATCATGGTATAAATACGGGTATCGAGTTCGTCACCCTTGGTTGGGACAACTTTGGTATTTTTTATCATTAATTTCAATATACATGAGACATATGTGATGCCTTTTTGTCCACCGGAAGTGGGTTCAAGTGGGTATCCTGTAAAAGAAGGTCGACAATTTTTCTCGTATTTATTG